ATGGGTAGCATTACCCTTGCCGGGCGGCAGATTTTCGTTCTCAACGAGAACGACAGATACCCAGAGCCGCAGCAAAATAGCCCTCCGATGTTCGCGATACGTGAAGACGAGGAGCAGCAGCACTGGCTATATGTGTGGCACAAGGGCCGCTGGCCGCTCGTGTCAGAGGTACCGTTTGAAACAGAGGGCAAAGCCGTTGATGCGGCGCTCGCATTCGACTTTGCCTCGCTGTATAAATAGCCGGGTTCCCTCCCGGCTGCGCATCACATCCCAAGTCGTGACGCAAGAATCGCGTCTGATTCGTCAGCGGTGTGAAGACAGAGCATGTCCTGGAATGCCCCGTAGCACGCACTGACGATGTTGTTCGCCAACTGCGTACCACCGATCAACATCGGCGTTGTGTAACCGCTCAAATCAGCCAGTTTTCCCGTAGCCGCCGGTGCGGAGGTCGCAAGTAACTTCCCTTTCTCGTAACCCTCAATAACCCCTTGAGCCACTTTGAAAAGGCCCGCAGATGGCACGTAGTCAGCATAAATATTCGTTGCGGCATTGAGAGCACCACCACTGCCCGCAGGCCATCCACTATCTCGCGTACCATACCGCCAGGCCTCCGTTTCTTTTTGGCCGTTAGTAATCTGCGTTCGCAGATATGCCATTGGCAACCCAGTGAGGTTATATCCCGCAGTTATCCCGTTATTATCTGCACGATTCAGATCGCTCATGCGACCTGCGAGCAGGTATGTCGAACCTTTATGAATGACGAGGTTCGTGCGACTTTTGAGATACCATCCCCCACCCGATGTGATCTGAATGATAACCGCGCGCGCTGTGGCGTCGTAAGTCATGGGTAGCGGCGGGGTCCCTTGCGAACCCGCGATCAAATCGCCAGCGGCGCCAAACAGGTTATAAACTGTTTGGACATTGCCAGCACTGTCAATTTTCAATCCAAAAGCGGGCGCTGCGCAGAACGTGGTTTTCTCATACATGCCGTTATTCAGCAGAAATGAAAACCGGGCAAGACAACCAGCTTCATCTGGGATTGTTCCTCCGTCTGCCAGTACCCGCGCTTTATAGGCATTAAATAGCGCCTGTGGGTCAAGAATAGAGGCTGATAGGTCTAAAGCTGTGCGAAAGCCGTAGTAGGCTTTCCCAGTTTGGTTTACTGCTACCATTTAAAATTCTCCGGTCATTGGCAGGCGATCGAGGCACAGCCAGTTATAAAGGGGGAAAGGTTCGTTATTTCGGGTGATCCATCGTGATTTAATTGGGGATGAATCACGGATGCATGTAAGCGGATAAACGTGGCCGCTTGAACTAAGTGCGGTATTAGTAAATCCGATCAACATGTAATCGTCTGATGCGGGGGCTTTATCAAACTCAACACGAATAATGTTACCGTCAACGACGGTGATGCTCTGAACCGATGCCGAGTTTTTTTCCAAGCTAATACCCTGATTCAAACAATCAGCGATGAACGTCGTATCAATGACGATCGGCGCGTAAGGTACATCACAAAGCAGATCGGCAATGTTTCCAGAAACGGTAAGGCTTTTTACCTTCAACCCCGTCCATGTACCTTTTTTCTCCGCGTTGTACAGATGCCAGTGAATCGCCTGGGCTGTGTACTCCCCCTGCAAAACTTTACCCTTGGCGTTAAGATGGCTCAGCGAATTGTCGTTGTAGAGCCAGTTCAACGGGTATTTAGGCCCGTACATAATCGCCGTGTCGGGGTTTTGGCGCACGTATGCAAGCTGATCAACAGCAGGTACAGAATATGGCTGGACAACGACGCTTTCGCCCGTAGGGTTGCCCTCCTCATCAACGGCTCCAGCTTTGGTGTTGCTGCGACTGCCGACCTGGCCGATAACAATCAGGAAGTCGTCGGCTTGGCCCGTGATGCCTTTGAAGTCGATTTGAATGCCGGAGAAATAAACATTTTCTTTTGCAAGATAATCCCCAGGATTGGGGCAATCACCATTATCAGAATCAGTTTCGCCATGTTCATGAGACAGAAACTTAAATGTATATTTCTTACCAACACCATCCGCTGCACTCTTTGCCATCCGAACAAACTTCAGTCCATTTTCGTAAGGCACCGTTCCTCTGCTAATTTGTATAAACGAGCGGCCACCGGCGGCAAATGCTGAATGGATAAACACAACATTCCCAACCCCCATTTGCATAAGAACAGTATACAGCGGCAGGATGTTTCCCTGACGATATGACGGATAACTCATATCGTTCATCGTTGAAACATCGCTCTCATTTACTGGTGTAATATTTTTTCCTTCAGGACGCCCGTTCACCCCGGCTAGCAACCGCCCTCGGAATGCCGGGTCTTTATTCACGATATTTGAACCTGCGAAATCAGACTCGAGGTTTAATGATTGACCACTAGAACCCCCACCCTGTATTTCTTCTGCGTCAACGGGCATTTCGCGTATTGATGGGACATACATCACCCCAGCCCCAGCTGCCGCCTCACCACCCGGCATGTAACTGAATACGAATCCTGATGCTGACAGCTTTTGCGCAGTTAATACCGGACGCTCAGACCAAACCACGTCTCCGCGCCATGCTGCCGCAGGCACGCCATCAACAGTCTTGATCGATGCCAGAGACTCGCCCAGATTATCTTGAAGTGGGCCATCAATACCGGGGATATGCACTCCGCCATCGTCATCAATTGCAAACAGCGCAGACGTGAGGTCTTTCGCAAAAATCACATATTGGAAGCCGACAATACGACGAGAGAAATTTGTCGAGCATATGGATTCTAATCTGTCTTGCAGAACGTCATCCATACCGACAATTCTTACATCGCCGTTATCGTTAATTGTTAATAGGCCATCAACCCCGTTTTTGGCAACGAGGACGAACTGCATATTTTGATAACGATTTGCAATGTTTTTCGGAATTAACTGCTCAACGTAATCCTGGATGGATGACTTTAAACCGGCAAGCCATAGACCAAAATCATTATCTAATGCCATTGCCGTCTGAGAAGGGCCGAGCGCACTTTCTACTGTCCACTGCCACTGCTCTGATTGATATTGTCTCAGGGCTGCAGTTCTCTTATTCGTCTCCATAAGGCTTGCAAGCAGCGAAATAACAGAGGCGGCAATCTCATCAACGTATTTCCCGTTACTCAGATAGCGGCCCGTTGGCGTCGCTACACCGTTGACGTTTTCATATTCATCAACCCACTGCGTTGAAATGGTAGAGCGAACAGAGAAATAACGCCGGGTTTCCTTACCTGAATCAATTGCTTCTTGAGCGTCGGCAACATCAGTATAGGCATCCGTGCCTGATTGAGCTATTCCCGCGCTAGCAGCCGCATCTTTAGCATACTCTTCGGCATTCTTTGTATATTCAGCAAGCTCATCAATTCTTTCATTAACTTGCTTTCTTACCGTTGGAAACCCTCTTCCAAACCGGTCAAATGCCCGATCATCTTCACTATTTAAGAAATCATCATATGCAAGAGCATTATCGTTTAAGTCCTTCATGCTGTTAGAAGGGCGAGGGTTTCCGGTGTTGTATCTTTGTGCCATAAAATTTCCTGATGGTAATTTCATTGTTGACAAATAGCACCAACGGGGCTATTTTGCGTGAGTGGAAAACCCATAAAGAGCCTCCTACAGGTGCGCAATGAGACTGATAAACGAGTACACCCCACCAAGCCCAGACAATCTTGAAACTCTTAAAACTGAACTAGGCTATACCGGTACTCAGATGGCTGATTTGGCAGGGGTAGCAAGTAACAGCCAGTGGCGTAAGTACACTGGTGGAGCCGAACCGCGCGCTATGTCGCCGCACATTCTTTTTTTTGTAGCTGCACAGCTCGCACTCAGTGAACGCGATTTATTAAAAGTTCTGAACAAGATGAAAAAAATTGGCGCAGGGATTTCTTAAATGAATAGGGTTAACTACTTTGATCAGCTAAAGATATTTTCAGTAATAGCTGTGATACTCTTCCACACGTCTGTTGAATATTATACCTTCAATGCACATGGCTGGGTTTCCGCTATCGCTTACTCAGCAGTTACGCGATTTTGCGTTCCAATATTTTTCATGATTTCTGGTGCAACTCTAATAAGTAAATCTGATTCGATAGTTTCGTATTTCAAAAGAAGATTTTCTAAAATAATACCACCATTAATATTTTGGTCTTTAATTTACTCATTCGTTCTTTCAAAAACAAATGGCAATAACTTCAATATAGTAAAATCGCTTGGGGAAATGATTACAACTCCAGTATATATTCATTTTTGGTTCATTTACGCAATTATCGGGCTTTACTTGATTATACCAGTATTTATGAGCATCAGTGAAGACAGAAAGATTATTATATGTGCGTACTATACAAGTATATGGTTTTTATTTGCATCACTTCTTCCCTATGGAAGATTGGTTGGCCTTCCAATACCTGAGTATATAGGAACGCCGTACATGTTTAACGAGATGTATCAATTTTTTAACTACTCTGGGTACATGACTCTTGGATTCTTGGTATCAAGGGTCGAGTTCGGTAAGAAAAACGTTGCAATTAAAATGCTTTTGCTATTAATTTCCTTGTCAGCCGTCTTGTTTTTTATGGTTGTTCACGACAGCATAATGAAAGGGAAAATTACGCAAGATCTCTGGGAATTTAAAACCCCTCTGGTGGTTATTTTTTCCATCTCTGTATTTTTATTTTTCAAAAACATCAAGAATTCTAAAACAAATAAATACGGTGATAAACTATCATCCGTTGCAGGCTTGGTATTCCCTATCTACCTTGTTCATTATTTATATATTTTTTTAATAGTTAGACATTTTGGCTATGTTTTCCATTCATTGCCCGTGGTTATTCAGATACCACTTGAAACAGTGATAATAACATTATGCAGCTTTATAACTGTATTCGTTATGAGCAAGATACCTTTTTTGAATCGCTTAATTTAAAGGGTTTAGCCCTCTGCGATTTACGCCGAGGGCTAAATGCTAATTATGCCGCCCTTACGATGTAACAAAATGCAACGTTACGTGGGCGGACTGGATACCTTGTGCTTCCAGGATCGCTTGTTGCATCGTTCTTTCGCTGGGTAGAGAATGAACCATTAGTTGTTCCGGTCCCGTCAGGATTAGTCATTTCAACGGTAACATAGCCCCCTGCTGGCGAGTTCGTCCAGCCTGCCTTATCATAAATTTGAGTAGACTCTTGTGAAGTCAATATGCCTCGATCTACATCAACCCCTCGGCCATCATCCCATCCTCGAATAAACTCACCACGAAGATCTGGCAACATTCCATTCGGATATGCTAAAGCCAATTTTGGGTATTTCCCTTTATCAAATGGATCACCATTACACTTAAGCCATCCTGTAGGAATTGACGCTCGCGGCCAAGGAAAAGGAATTCCTGGAGGGATAGCCATATCCAACAATGATTTAATAGATTCAATTAGCTGCGAATTATTCGCCGGATTTAACACTAGACCAGCCCCTTCAACTACATTGACCATTTCCCTCTGGAATGTATTTAACATCTCAGCATTAATAATTGTAGGGGGTATCCCCTGAGCAACATTACCATTGGTATACTCGCCATTTGCATCTGCGGTATCGGTAGTGTTTCCTACTTTTTGCATAATTACTCCTCACTCACTGAGTGATAATATGATTAGTTGATTTTCATAAATAGCCAGAGGCGGTATCAAACATATCGGCGAATTCTGGTGTTACATCATAGACACCTTCATCATTAAATCCGAAATTGATATAGCCAAATTTAACGATCGTATGCGAAGGCGCCAGCGCGTTCATTCTACATTCAAGCTGCTTATTCCCCCATGAGCGCAACGGATCGCCGCAGTAACTCATCCCAGCTCGGGCATAGGAGATGGTTGTTTCCTCTGCTTCCACCAGCCACACAAATGGCCAGTCGTCGCCATTTAACCCATCGCCACAGACAGACAGCCCGGCGCGCGCCTGGCGGTATTCCTTGATCGTGATGTTGTAACCGAGCGCTCTGGCAATTCCGATAAAATAGGTGCGTGACTGCCCGCCAGTGCTGATAAATTTTGATACCACAGCAGCCTGGCGTTTCGCTATCGTATCTACTTCACCGATCGAGCAGTCATCCGGCAAACCCAGCGTTTTTTCCCATTCAGTCAGCATGATGGTTGCGGTTTCAGGGAACGCGCCGACAAGCAACGCTATCGCATCGTTATCGCTACGTTGAAATCCTGTAGCCAGAGCTCGAATAACTGCCCCCTGAACCCCGCCAGGATCGCGCGGCCACGCTAACCCGGTTGGGATCAAAGCCTGCAGCGCGCGAGAATATTCCTTTACGGTAAACTGGCTCATGTGTAGTTCACCTCGCCCCGCACCGGCAGTTCCCCTACCCCCAGATCAATATTCGCTACCGGGGAAACAAGGATAAAGCCAGCTGTTCCATCAATGTCTCCGATTGCCCTGTTCAGGTCAGAGAGGAAGATCTTGCCATTGCCGATCGGTGTACCACCTTCGAAAAAGACATTGTCGATAGCCGCCGCAATGGCCGTGGTAATGTCGCTGCCAACATGTGAAATACCGCTGATCTCAAAATCCACGGTCTTGGCGACTGGCGAACAAACGTAAACCAGCGCAGTGACTGGCGCGCGCGGGTAAATGTAATCAGCCACACGTCCCTGATCTCCGGTGGCTTTCTGTGCGCCCCAGTCATCCAGTTGGGATATGCCGTCAGTCCCTACCGGGAAACCGTGATTGGTTTCGTCGTTGCCGTCGCACATGATGTAAACCCCAACCGTACCGGCCCCCATCAGGCGCCGTTTGGGCCAGCAGCGTGTAACGCCAGGAACCGCCAGCGCCCATTGCTCGTAATCTGTGTCGCTGCCACCCTGGGGCGGATTTTGATAGGCCAGCAGCATGCGAGCGCGGAAGCTTTCCTGCGTCTCAATGTTTGCGCCGCCGGTTGCGGGCTCGAGCATTACGCCGCTGGCATCAATGCCGGGTAGAGAAACATCCAGTGTCAGGGTCGTGCCGGCATCCGCATTGCCGTCAATACCGCCCCCTGTCGGGTCATCAATAATATCGGGCAGTATTGCAGTGAGCTTGCCGACACCCTTCCCATTTGCCCCGATCGTTACGCTCTCCTCAAGCCGGTAGAGATAACCATCACCACGGCGTAACACTGCACCTTTGTTGACAGGAGCGCCCGCAGTTCCGCTAAATTCATAAGACGGTGTGGATGCCGGATTGGCCGGGTTTTGGTAGACACTTTTAAGACCGGCCCAACCAGATAGCCATTCATCAGTGGCATTAAAAGGGGTGGACTGCAGCGCGATATAATCCAGGTACCCGTAATGTAAATGGGCCAGGCCGGCGTCGGCATCTGCCAAAACACGCATGTTGGAATAGCGCAACAGCGCACCGGTCTTTCTCAGTTCAGCCTGAAGCTGTGTGCGACTCTTCTCACGCAATTCGGTGAGTGTCGGCCGATTGAAAGGCATAATTTATTGCTCCCAAACCCAAAAAAATCGCATGTCCGTGCGGTCACCGTTACCCGGACGCTGATAGCGAATGACCATATTTAGCCGGCGGGGATAAACGATCTGGGTTGCTATCGTGAACGACGACACCACACCATCAGATATCAGCCACTGCAATCCCTCACGCGCATAATCTTCCGCTTTTTGAGCAACGTCCTGGGTCAATTTCTGACGGCGCAACAACCACAGCCGGGAGCCGATGTTATGCTCCTCTCCCATATCCCCCCACCAGCCGCGGCGGTCTTCTCCGTCTATATCATCGTCATCACGGGCGACGCGATCGGTGAACAGACTGATAATCATCGCTGTCTGCAGGTCATCGCCATTGATCAGATCGCCGTTTCCTTCACGCCACTCAGCCACCAGCCGTTCAATGTCCCAAAAAGAGCTGATATCACTCATTCGACGATCTCCCCCGGTTTCTCGCTGGTTTTATCATCGTTGCCGCTCTGGACATTTTTCACGATATGGTCGTGATCGTTATGAGCATCGCGTAAGGCTTTCAGCGTGGCGCCATTGCTGTCGCAGTTGTCGATCACGTCGCCGGTCACTTCCAAACGTGGTGTTTCAAGCCTGATTTTCTCGGTAGCCGTGACGGTCACCGTGGTCGCATTGGCCACTGTTACCGGTTTCCCTTTCGCTTCGACCTCAATGCCGTTTTCCGTGAGTTTTACGAACATTCCCCACTGGTTATAAATCAGCGTTTCGCCGCTTTTTAAACCCGATTGCCGGTATTGCTGATTGTTGCTGGCCACGATCACGGCGCTGGAACGATCCCCCCCCAGATACGCCAGCACCACATCCGTACCCACCGGAAGACCGGAAGAAAATCCAAACTCCGCCATTCTCGGGGTGTCACCCCTCACCTCCAGTGGCGTCTGATACTGTAGTTTTTGAATACCGCCGGCATCGCCGTATCCGGTGATCTTACCCAGGCCGATCATCATGGCCACCCGGCGCCCAAGCTGCCTCAACATGCCGTCATTCATCGATTTAGCTCCTGCACCTGGCTATAGAATTGATAGGGTTGAACGGCAAATGCTTCTTTTGGCATCATGATGAGATTGGCCCGCGTGCCCCGCTCGTCACGGGTAAAGGTGACCTCCGCCAGAAGCCACTGCACGTTATTGAGCCCAAAAACAGGAATATTGATGGGGATCAGCGTATTCGGTTCCCACAGTTTTCCGGCCTTGTCCCGCCAGCTGTCGATCTCCACCTGCAGGCGTCGTGAACGGCCATATCGCCGGTTCATCTCCCAGTCGATGCAGTTTTGCGCCTGGCCGTGAGAGTTCATCGTGCTCTCAACGATGACAATCCGATTGCGGTAGCGCATTTTGGCGACTTCCGGATCCTTAGCGCGCGCCAGGGTAACGGCGGAATAGCCGCTATCCGGGGACAACTCCATCGCCGGCGTCATCGACATCGATACCCCGACATAATCGGAAAACCGCTCGTCCATCGATGACATGAAAGATGCCGTCTCGATATTTTCCCCTTGCGCCACGCCGCTGGCCGCCTTGCCGGTTCCGACGCGGGTAAGGAAAAGACTGCCATCGGGCTTGTCGTAATACAGCAGCGCAGCCCAACGGGTGATCCGGTCGATCACTTCTTGCGACGACTCCCCCCAGTTCAGGGTAAATTGGGGAACCGTCGTCATGTCATTCACGTCGCTGCTGACGGTGATGCCGTATGGCGTAGCCAACTTTTGCGCTATTTGCAAGGCATTTGCCTGGCTGATCACGTTGTTAGGCCATTCAGCGGAACAATCCACCAGATCCTGGCATTTACTCCGGCCCGTAGCGCGAACTTCATGGCGCTCTTTGCCAATCACCGAATTCCAGCGATCGACATAGCCGGTCATGACCTGATCATCCCCCAGATGCACCGTGCAGCTGTCTCCGGGCAGCACCAACTGCTTTTCATCGTTACCGGGGTAGTAGTCCATCAACGACAGGTCGAAATCCGATGGCAAGCGCTCAATGCCTCGCGTAACGCGAACAGAGTCCCAGCCGGAAATTCGCTTACCTCCGGCCGTCAAAATCAGTTCATCTTTCATTTTCTCAGCGCTTTAAATTTGGTGGGCATGAATGCCGGATGGCGCGGCCCGACAGACTGAACCAGTTCATCTCCCCGAGCACCGTCCTGATACATGCGGTTGGCCAGCACCAACGCCGGTAACGATGTGGGCATAACAACCTGGGTCAGTGAACTGAGAACGGCACCTTTTTGGCTGTAGGCGTTGACCAGCGCATCGCGGGTTTGCAACAGGTTCAGATAATCGTCGTCGTCGCCGGCATCCGCCGCCATCAACAGCACCTCATCCAGCGTGTCGCAGACGCGATTAAGCATCAAAATGGCATCGTCATAGCTTGATGGCTCATAATTGGCGGCGATCGCTGCCAGTGCGCCGGCGGACAGTACACAGAGCAGGATAGTGGCGCCATTGGCTACCGCATTTTCACCCGAGGTGGCGTAAAACGTGGTGTTTCGATACGAGGCCAACGTTTCCAGCATGCGGATTTTTTCTTCTACACTGCCGCTGAACGAAATGACCGTATCAATGATGGCTCTGGCATCAACGGGGAAGGCATCAACAGAGTCTACCCCCTCAAATGTGGCCGTGAGCGCCAACAATTCGGCGCGTCCTGTTACCGCTTGCGCCATTTTTTGGTTAACCAATCCGGCGTAATTGTCGATATCTGCCGTTCGATTTACTGCACCGGTTGCTCCCGAAACTCCTCCCCCTACGGTGCCTTTGTTGTATCGCCCATACCGGGCGCTACCGAAGGTAGATTTCAGGACATTACTGAGATTAGTGACCTCATTTGCGGTGCTTTTCACCATGTTTCCCCAAAACGCAGCGGTATTGCGCAACGTCTTGATGGTCTGGGTTACACTGCGGATCTCACCTTTAACCGTGGCAATAAATTTTGTGGCCGCCATCAGGCCGGTTCGTAACCAGTTTGCCTGAACCAGTGATGCCGCCTGAGTGCTGCCGGTGATCGCAAACACCTTTAAACCGGACTCAATGACCGTCAGGGTAAACTCGAAGGAACGGCCGTTATCCACGCTCTCAAGAACCCGCAAACCGCCATCCGGCACACTTACGGTAAGCTCCCCAAGCGTCGGATGTATCAACGTACCCGGCCCTTCCGTCTCACACGCCGCCACCAGCGAATCACGCTGCGTTATCACGTCAGGAGCGTCATACGCCAGGCTGTTATGGACGATGAAACCCCTGATCGTTAATTTGCGCGTCCCACGCCCCAGATCTTCCACCCAGGCAGTGTTGCGATAAGGATATTCATGCACGGCCTGGCGCCGGCCAAATACGCCTTCGGCACTGACTACCGCAAAAGGAACGCCGCGAAATGATGCCGGGTGAATATGCTCAAACCAGTCCCAGCCATCACCGCTTCCCAGCAAGGAAGATAATGCGTCATTGATTAGTGCCATGTTTTCTCCATAAAATGCTATGGACTCTGATAAAAAGGGAACTGACAGATGAATACGATATGTAAAATGATTTTTTCTCTATCATTAATACCGTTATATGCGCACTCAAGTACTTGTGAAAACAGTTACAATATGGGATATAAAGGCTTTACCTTCCCAATTATAACCAACTCGAGAAACACGCCAGAGAAAGCCTGTTTCAGTGGTAGAAACGTTACAAGCTGGATTACAGAATCTGATGGCGCAAAACTCACCTCAGTTATAAAACTAGATGATCAAGAATTCTTCTACGTGACCACATACAATGAACAAAACGGGAATAGCGTATTGTATGGGGTTTATGAAAACTCAAAAGGAGAACCGAATAAAGTTAAGCTCCTTTTTAACAACCCAACAGAATTCGAACCAAAACAGACATTAGAAAACATGAGATTAAACTCTTACGACAAAGAGAATGGAGTTGTCTATTTTTCAACAATGGCATGGACCACTAGTGACGCCATACACGCGTTCAGCGTGCCAATACAAAAATCAAAAATCACCGCTCACCCATTAAAAGAGAAATTTATAACAGATGGGAGTTTCATTGCATTAGCAAATTTAGAAAATTGCCCATCATGTATTGTCGTAGAAAAAGTAAGTCATGATGAACAAGGAGCTTATTTCCCTAAATTCCTCGTTAATAATAACGGTGAAACCTTCTGCCAAATCAGCACAAAAGATGCAGCTTGGGAGTTAGCACCAAAATGCCTATCAAAAGGAGATGAGGAACGCCCGCGATAGAACCTAAAAAATCATAACCTGCAATCACGTAGGTTATGATATTGATTGCATTGAAAGTGCCACGCGGCCGCCGCCTTCAGTTTGAACCTTGCGGCGCTCGCCGGTCTGGGGATTGACAAGTGTAATTTCCAGTTGGAATTTGTTCTCGTCGATTGCCTTAGACATAGCATCCGAGATCTGGCCAATGGTTTCCTCTCGCTGATCATTCGGCGTAAACAGTGAGGCTTGCGTTGACGAATCCTTTTGCGTTGGCGGCGGTAATGACTGCCCCTGATCAGAGAGTTCGAACAAACCAGATGCTCGCTGCCCGTAAAGATTGTTCTGGTCACGCAAGCCAGACCAGCGAGGATCAAAGACCGAATCGCTGATCCCCCTGAAAATTTGATCGCGGCTGTATGGCTGGGCACCGTTTTCATGCTTGATGATGGCCGGGATAAGCTTTTCAAGCACCGCCGGCGAATGCAGGTCGAGCGGTTCCACGGGATTAAAACCGGTCTGTTTAGCCAGGGCATCAATATAGGCTTGAGTGTTGTTTTCACTGGATGGCGCATACGTCGGGATGATGCTGTTCAACGTGTTTTTACCGCGATCGCCGAACAGCATCAGCTGTCGAGAGAGCGCCGCCAGCCCATCATTGGGATTTTCGAACGTGACAAAGCCGTCGTTTCGGCCAGTCGTATTCGGGGCTGAACGCAGATTGCCCGGATTATTGTTGCGCAGCCCGAGTGCATTATTCCCCGGCTGGCCATACGGCAACATCGTCCCATTGTCAGCCGGCGCCGGGTAACCTGAAATTTTCTCGGTATCGGCTCTCAGCTGGTCGGCGCGCCATACGGGCTTATAATAGCCGTTCAGTTTCTTGATCAGGTCTTCTGACGCATAGCCCAGTTTTAAATCCAGCTTTTCTTTCCATGACAGCGTGTCTTTAAATTTCTCGTCGCCTTGAGCCTGCCGCAAAACATCGGCCTGTTTCCCGCCGCTGTTAAACGTCAGGATCGAACCGATAGCCGTACTGTCAAGACCATTGGTGACGACCTGCTTGAGTTGGTCTACCGAAGCGGCCAAGGTTTCCGACTGGCCCAGCCAGGCCTGCCCTTTCATCAGCATGCCGTCGTAGGCAGCACCTATCTGGTTCAGCTGCTGCTTGAACGCCAGGGCATTCTGCAGATCCTTCTCGGTAAATATCAGGCCATCCCGGCGGGCCTGATCCTTGAGCCGTTGCACTTCACTGGTCGTGTTACGCAGATAGCTGAGAAGATCGGGCGAAAGGCCAAGTTTATTGGCAAACAGCGCTTGCTGCCCAGCAGGGAGAGCTTGTATGGCGCGGTTGAGGTCATTAATCAACTTGCCTACATCGGCTAGGCCTTCTTTGGTCAGGCTAATTCCAATACCTTCTTGCTGAAGGAGGGCCAGAAATTCATTATTTCGCCCATGAGCCGCGTCATTTGACCTCTCGAACAAATTACCAATGGAACTTTCTGCCGCCTCACGCTCACTACCATTCTCGATCATGGCGCCAGTTAGTTCCTGAAAGGCGTCAGTGGTCATGCTGATGTTTTTTGCGATGGTGTCGATGCGGTATCCCGCGTTGGCGAAATTGGTGAGGTTGTTTTTAACGGCGTTGATAGCGACCGCTGCCCCGCCCAACCCCAGCGTTAAGCCCCCGACCATTTTCAGCGGAGGTACCAAATCGCCGATAAATTGGACGCCGCTTCTGGCATTTTTAGCCAACACATCAAAACGGCTGCCCAAATCGTCCAGGTTATCTCTGGATTCCTGACCGCCCAACGCCAACGCATCGCGCGTTCTGTCCAACAGCGGGTTGAGGTGCTTTACAATTTCCTCAATCCGCAGAATTGCGGCTGACGCCTCATCATTAGCCGTCAGCTCAAAGTCGAATGACTTGGCCATTACTTGCCCGCCTTAAGCTTTTCTATCCGACGGGCCTGATCGGCCCAAAAATCTAACCGAGTACGGGTCAGGGACCACGCATCCTGCGGCCCCCACCCGTAATACTTCGTTACCTCAGCAGCTAATTGCTGCCATCCGCCGAGGGATCGAAGGTCAAAAAAGACATCAAGTAGTCCTCACACTTCCTGTAATCGGTGTAAGCCATGCCACTCAACACTTTTTCAGTTATGCCGGAATTTAACGCCAGCAGCAGCTTCATGGCTGCCATGCCATTCTTGCTGCGCTGCGTTTCATAGAACTGCTCAACCTCAGCCAGGGCAGGTTCTTTCAGTTCGAGGCTCTCGTAGCGGGTGTTGCCCATCTCCAGCGCTTTACTGAGTACGATCGTTTTAGTTTTATCAAGCACTGCCATATCAATACTCCGTTACCGAGCCGCCTTCCCAGCGAACATCAAACACCGCTTCTTCGCTATCAACATCCTGCGTATTCACGGACCACATGTTTTCGCCGATCACTGTTTTACCGTTGGCCAGCTCAACGACCACCGTGACGTTGGTGGAATCGTTGATTTTAGCGATCGACGTTCCGCCGCTGTCACGCGCCTGGTAGGAAATAAACGGCGCCCGCGGCTTTTCTTTGTAACCGTGCACCGTATCCATCCCGGTCAACGTGGAGCGCTCCACTTTACCGGGGCTGTATTTGAACTGGCCGGCAACCATGACCGTTACACCGTCGATGGTAACGTACGCGGTCCCGGCCAGGCGGTTAGTTGTATCTCCCATGAATCCCCCTTAGGCCGCGGTCTGCGCGCGTCGCCATTGATTGAGTAGTGCGAAAATTTCCAGTTGGTCGATCAACGTGCCCGTCCACAGCACATCTATCCGCTTGGTATTGCTGCTGTTACGCTCCACCAGCAGTGTCTCGGCAAATGCCGCGGCATCCTGCACATAGCCGTTATATTCCAGCGTGCGATACTGCGCGATAAGCTCCGCGCGGATGACGTTGGGCGTCACAATCGCGGAGCCTGGTGCAAAACGGGTACCGTCGTTGGCCAGCTTCATGCGGCCGAACTTTGAAGTGATTTGCGTGCGCAGGAAACGGGTCACGAACATCAGCAGATAGAGCGTTTCAATGTTCAGGTAGCTGTCATCTGCATCGCCGAACTTGTTCTTCTGGTAGGTTGTGATGGTCTTTTCAACCTGTACAGAACCATCATCAGCGACCGTAAACGTTGAGATACCGCTATACAGCAGGTTATTGCGTTCGGTCAGCATGAAGCGGGATTCCAGCGGCGGAGCCAGTACACCACTGATCGTCAACGTCTGCGTTGGGCGGCCCGGATCGTTCCGCAGGCTCGGCGCAATCGCCCCGGTCAACGCTGCCGCCCAAAGATAAGCGGGCGTCGGTGAGCCATTGATCCCCAGCAGCGTCTCATGCTGGTTATTGCGTGCTTCGCCGGCGGCGGACAAGGAACCATACGTGCCCGCCAGCGCGCCGAATGAATGACCATAGAGCTGCTGTGCGTAAGACCAACGGCCGGTTGCATCTGACAGGAACTCTTTCACGGCATCCAACGACGTGGTATCCGTGTAGGGGTTGACGATGAAGTCAAACGCACGATCTTGCAGATTACCCAGCGGATCAGTCAGAGACGGCGCACCTGCACCGCCGGCCATTGCCGTGATCTTCAATTCCATGCCCTGCGGGGTTTCCTCACCGCCGGCGGCGCCCTGATAATTGAGGCGAATATCGATGCTGTTACCGTGCGCACCTTTATTTTTAGCCGTCAGGTTCACCGTATCAGTGGCTGTTGTGTCCACGACAGCAGTAACCGGCAGCTTGCTTTGACCGTTGATCGCCGCTGCAATCGCCGCGGCCACGGCAACATTATCATCGGTACTGACGACCGTGAGCTGAACGCGCATACCGGCTATGTAGAGCGACAAAACGCCGGTCGCAGCCGCCGCTGTAACCACCTGTAATTTACCGACTGCCGCTGCTGTTCCGGTGGTGCCATCCGATAACGGCAGGATCCAGATTTCCGCAGAAATGTCGTTGGCCAGATACGCTGCCATCATGTTGTGCAACATGGAGCCATTGCCGCAGATGCCTGCTACCGCCGATTCAGAAGAAACTTTCTGCGGAATGCCTGGCGTTGCCGTCGCCGTTGACAGCATCTGCCCGATCAGCAGTGTGCGCTGCACCGCGGTCGCAGTATTCGCCATCGAGTTATCAAACTCGGCGTAGAAAAACGGCGCGCGCTGGTTTGAAGGGATGCGAGTAAATGGAACGGTCATTGATCACTCTCCTGGCTTTTCTTCCCCGCCACCGGCTTAGCTGATGCGTTAGGGTCGAATTTTTGTACATCGCCATCCTTCAGGCGGCGCCCCCAAAAAATATTATCGGGAACCTGTTCGCCGGATTCCGGCAAAAAGGTGCCCTTGACCGGATCGCGCACAATGCGCCCCGGTACGGGTTTCACAAACATAGGGTTACTCCAGATCGATTTTTACGAGTGGTTCAGGGGTGCCATCAGGCATGGAGATCGTGACGTCAATTCCCTCAAGCGGAGACGCGTCAATTTCATAAAACTCTTCGGGGCCCTGATAGTATTCGATATCCAGTTCCATCAGTAACTGGGCGGTATGCCCTTCGCCGTCAGCGTCCACACCAATGGTCGAACGCACCTGCAGAAACTGCTGAATTTTTCGCGTCAGTTCATAGCTATTGATGACCGCGCGTTCTACCTGCTCGCGTAGTTGCTCTAACGCTTCTTCAGCTTTTTCTGCTCCATTGTCCTCCGCCGCATCGTCCAGTTCCTGCAGCCGGCCGGTGATACGGACCGTGGTCACCGTGTTGAACTGGGGCACATTGCGCCCCAGCGAATTCTTCACGTCGATCGGTGTCTGCACCAGGAGAACAGGATACATATCCGCAGTGGTGGGCCAGTCCCGAGGTGAATAAACCCGATCGGCGGCATCGGTCTTATTCTTCAACGCCTCAATGACCAGCAACCGGACTCCTCTCGGGTTCATGATTTCACCTTGTTGAGAATAAGCTTCGTCCCCCCGTGGCTATCAGGTTGAACATCCGCAACGGCAAAGAGCGTATTGACCGGCACCCCACCAACGATGCCGACCAATACCCTGTCCCCCTGTTTAGGCGGCGCCCGGAACTGACTATCACGCACACCCAGCACAGGCTTGGTGGTGTTAATAGTGCTTCCATCGTCCAGCGGCTCAACCTCTTGCGTATAGGCCCGATCGAATATGCCGCTAATGGTGTAAGGCTCCGCGCCGCCAGGGCGATACTCAACCGGGTCACCAAAAACGCCGTGCAACGGCGCCAGCAAATGCTGATCCCAGTTGATTCCCATTACTCCCCCGATTGCACAGATACGGCCGGCGCACTGCGAAGCAACGCCAATTTGCGGAGCTGTTCAACATCAGCAACCACACCCAGGCCAATCAGCCGCTGGGCATCTGCTACCGGCAACATGAAAGCCCGGTTTTCTGGATAGTCGCAGCCATCGTGCCGCACCGTGTTACCTTTGGTGACAACCACTGAAACCATGCCGGCCGGCAGCTGTTCACCGTCCTGATCGTCATCATCGTCGGTCTCGGTCTCGGTCTCGGTCTCGGTCTCGGTCTCGGTCTCGGTCTCGGTCTCGGTCTCGGTCTCGGTAGAATTTTCTGGCGCCCGGCCGTCAACTTTCAACTCTTCGCCGTTTTCCTGTTCACCTACCATTAACTCGGGCGGCAAGCCGCCCAGTTCGTTACCTTGCTGTTTTTTCGATGCCATATCACACCACCGTCGCGCAGAGTGCAGCATTTACCCGGCTTGGGATAACCAACGGAGCTGACTGCATCATCAGCAGGCGTTGCGCCGGATCTTCTTTCACCCAGGTCTTAGGGGCATAGGCCAGAGGGCCATAGTTGAAAGCAGGATCGAGGATCACGCCAAACGCACGAGTCCCCATCAGATCAGCGCCAGACATAATGACGGCACCATCAGGGATCATCGGTTTTTCGACATTGTCCAGCGGGTCAATGAACCAGTCGTTATACAACCACAGGTCGAAGTTGCCCCAGCGGCCTTTATAAACGGCCCCTTTCTGCACCTGCGCACCGGCATTAATCTGATTGCCGAATGGGCTCAGCGCCGGGAAGGTGATGGCGTTATCCTTGATCGTGGTATCCAGCCGGAACGCTTTCCACGCCTTGTTAGTGAAGATCAAGTCCGTCGGTACCGCGCCGGAATTTTTGAGGATCAGCGTCTGCCACTCTTCAATGTCATCCGACGGCTGCGTGTTGGTCGCGCCAGCCGCCACCGTTAGCGGCCATTTATCGCTGCCACTGAGGGTGATGGTCAGATCAGGCGAACGGCCAAAATCCACTACCTTGGTTTCATAACCTTCACCGTTCACGGTGACTTTCCCTGACACCATGGCGCTACTGGCCATCCATTCAAGACGGCGATTAATCATGTCAATCTGATCTGCCATCTCGAACTGCAGGTTCAGCATTTCGCGCTCTGCCGCGGTAAATTCGCCGCCGATGCGTTCGCCGATCTGTCGGCGGATCGGTTTGCGCAGATCCGGCGCGCGCTTGTCTTTGATATATGCCGGCTTAAAGGTATTGGTCTGGTATTTGCGACTCTCGACCAGTTTACCTTCCACCAGCGGCGATACGAATGGCGCCATACGACGCAGCCCCACATCCACATCGATGGCAACCTCTTCCGTCTCGTAAGTCACCACGTTCGGGAAGAAGCGATCCAGAAGCCAGTTTTGGCTGGTTTTCAGGTTAGGGACGACCTGGACCAGCACGCTGGTATCAAAAATGTTTTCCATATTCAGTCTCTTTATGATGCCGGCACCGTAGCCGGCCAGAATTCAGGACGAGTGCAACCCTGCCAAAGAACTGGCATCAGTTACGTTTCAAAAGGGTTAAATCAGGATACCGGCGACTGAATGCTATCGCGCAGGAAGATGGCCAGCGGGCGGAATTGCGCTTTCAGTTCAGCAACGGTCCAGCTTGCATCGAAAATTAGACGGTTCTGGTTAAACTCGCCCATCAGATACACACCGCCAGTTTGTACTGTGGTTGTGGTGTCTACGTTATCGACCAAAATGGCAGACGGCTTTTCACTGCCGTCGGTGGCGTCTTTTTTGCTCGGGATATATGCGCCGGTCGCTGTGACCATGCCGAGTACCGTCCCGCGTTTAAGCGCCCCTGAAACACCGATCGTGACAGAGTCAGTGACCAGTTGTAACGGGCCGGAAACCAGCTGATCAGGTACGAACAGCGAACTTTTCATGCCCGGCGCGAATTGATTTTGTCCAAACTGGTCCATTACTTGTTACCTCGTGCAGTGTCATAGAGGCTGGTCATTTTGCTTACCAGCGCATTTTTACCCGTTGCTGGCTTCTCGCCGTCGGGCCCCAATCGTGCCTGCTCGGATTCACGCATCCGGGCATCCAGCGACTTTCTACCTTGTGGCTGCGGGGCTACGGCGCCCACCGTCGCCAGCGTGTCGATGGCTTCACGCGCACTCATCCGGGTATTGAATGCCAGGTGAGCGGCCATGTCCGGGCGGCCGGCGGCATGCTTACTGCCAAAAATGGCGGCGCAACGTTTCCGCTCTGCCCGGCGACCTTTTTTCACATCGCGGTTTTCATCCTCTTCCGCGTCTTCGTCGTCTTCTTCAGCACGACGGGATTTCGCCTTTTTGCCTTTTTCCTTGTCGTCATCATCGTCCTCGGCGTCAGGTTCACGATCGTCGTCGTCTTCCATGTCTTCGCGATCGTCATCGTCTTCAGCGTCCTCCTCGTCATCGCGCTCCTCCGCGCGACGGGATTTAGCTTTTTTGCTTTTTTCTTTGTCGTCGTCCTCTTCCTCAGACGCTTTTTTCTTGAGGCCGAGAAGATGGGCAAACTTGAAATGAGACATACGTTAAGCTCCTGCTTCATTGATTAATTTTCGGAATGCGGCATCAGGGGTCATCACCGCATCGGCAAGCCCCAATTTGACGCCATCAGCCGCCAGGAAACAGGCAGCCTGGGTGTTACGGATAGTTTTTTCAGTGATCCCCCGGTTACGGGCTACCGTACTGACAAAAAGCCTACCCATCGCATCTACATCATCCTGAATCGCGGCGCGGGCCTGATCGCTCAATTTGACGTAGGGGTTGCTCTCGGCTTTGCGGTCACCGTAGGTGATGATGGTGACCGCCAGGCCGTCTTCTTTAATTCGCTGTGACCAGTCACAATGAATGACGATCACCCCGACCGAACCGACACCACCGGTGCGCGGTACATGAATGCGATCTGCCGCGCTGGCGATGGCATACGCGGCGGAATACGCATTTTCGGTAAGGATGGCGTGGATCGGTTTTGAACCGCGGGCGTGATAAATTTCATCCACCAGATCGAAACAGCCGGCTACCTCACCGCCGGGAGAATCGATATCGAGGCAGATGCCGCTTACTTCTGGGTCGCTGATCGCGGTCAAGAACGACTGCCTGATCCCGTCGTAACCCGTCATACCGCTGTAGGGTCGCAGACTGCCCAACTTCTGAACCAATGTCCCCTGCACGGGGATCACCGCGATACCGCCAAGCACGTCATAACCGGCATCCTGTTTACGTGCCTTTCGGGTAAAACTTTCATCATCCCCCAGCCAGTCAGATGCCAGCGTGTTGATGCGGGTTATCCCGAACCGGTCCATCATCGCGGCCATGACCACTTCGGCCTTTTGCGGGTGCAACGCCAGCGGTGTGTTAAACAGTCGCTGCGCCAGGTGCGGTAAATTCACTCTGCCTCCGGATCTCTAATTGTTTCAGGTGCTAGGATTTCAGCCTGTGCCCAGCTCGGAACCGGGAGCCCGCGCTCTTTGAAGGCGGCAATCTCGCGCGCACGCTGATCCAGCATTTCTTCCCAGTCCTCGCCGGCGTTTTCCGCCGATTCCATTTCCAGCGTTGAAAGCCCGGCATCCATACCCAGAATGGCGCCTTTCTTCTCCGCCACCGGATCCACCCAGCCACGACCAGGCCCCATCCAGCGAGCACGGCAATACGCCGCCCTGGCGTCCAGAAAGTGCGGTGCACCACTGGGCAGCGGTAAGTCTTCCGTATCGTGGATTTCTTCAATAAAAGCGGACAGGATCGGCTGGGCGAACCCCACAGAAAAATCATCGCGTCGGCGGGTCAGTGTCTTCCAGGCCTCAAGCATCGCAGAGCGTGCCGAACTGTAGTTAACATCAGACCAGTCCTGCGTTACTTGCTGTGTTGACAGGCCCGTTGCCGCGGCGATATTGCGCAGCGCTGCACTTTCAAACACCTCAAAATTGCTGTGAGGACGGGCAGCATTAACTGCCTTCACATCCTCACCGGGGTACAATATCGGCATTCTTGCGCCATTTTGCAGCGATATTCGGCGATCATTGTGAAAATCAACGCGCCCTTCTTGATAGGCACCGATCTGAGTATCATCAAAGGTTTCCCCCATCGCCGCCTCAACCATCTGCGGATCATAGGGAGAGGTAATGTAGGCTCCAAAAACGGCGTTCAGGATCGCTGCTTCAAGCTCCGACTGGTCATACTTGATGAGCATTTTCAGCCGCTGAACAACCGGCGTTAAAATCCCATTCCCCCGGTGTTGTGCGCCCCGTTCATGGTCATAATCATGAACCACATGCGGACGGCCCCAGCTTGTTTCCCGCGGGATGCGCCGCCACGTCATCGTCTTGGCGCCACTCCACCAATCGCCGATATGTGCTTCGCGGATGTGATACGCGATTGGCGCGCCATCACCGTCAATTTCAACACCACCGCGAACATTCGGCATATCGAAGTTTTGCTGCGGGTTACTCAACCGGTCCGGATCGACGATTTGCACCGTTGTGGCATAGCGGCCGCGCCCACGCCCCAGTCTGTCTGGCCGGTATTGCAGCACCGCCAACGCATCACCATCAAGCAGCTTGTGCCGAAAACCCAGGCGCAGCATTTGAGACACCGTTTGTTTGCGCTCAACATCGCAATAACGTCCCGGATCATTAGCCCATGACCGCCAATGAGCCTCAACCACCTTGCCATATTCATCTGCCCAGGTGGCGTCGAAGGCTGTATTACCGGTCATCAAGGCCAACATGCGATAGTCAGGCTTGAGGATGGGACGAAAGTTGGCGCCGACGGCGTTATCCAGCACGCGGGTAATGCTGCCGCTGGCCCAACCATCATTGCGTGCAAGATCTCGCACACGGGAAACAATGCGATCACGGTAGATATTGATCTCATTGTCGGGTGACCATAACGCAGGCTGCCAGTTGGCCAACTGGTCGCTAAACGAATCCGCCGCATCGTAAGGCACACGGCTGCCGCCCACCAGCATGGATGCCTTTGACCGCATCGGCGGTAGCGGCTGCCCATTCGGGCCTAAAATTTTGATGTCATTCATCAGAATCTAAACCTCATTGGCCGACGTGGGCGGGGAACAATACCCAACTGCGCCTGCAGCAACTGGATCAGTGCCATCAGGTCCGCCATTGAGGCTTGTTGATAAGAAACAGAACGCGTGCCATCACCTTGCGTGTACGAGAACGACACACCGCGCGCGCCGGCTGCGAGGTCAATATAGGCCTGTTGCGCCTTTGCCAATGCGTCCTGCAATTGCGCAGGCGTCATCGCACCGGCCAGCAGGCTGGTGTTACGGTTAAACATAGGGATCCTTATGATGGCAAAAGTTGTGACAGGCGCTTGCGCTTCGGTTTTTCCGGCTCTTCAATGATGACGCCAGGCAGTCGAAGGTTTTGTTTTTCCTCCGGCTGCTGCGGCGCCGGCAACAGGCGATCGGGATTGATCGCGATGTTGTCCGCCAACAGATTCAGCTTTAAACCGAGATAAAACAGGCCGCACAGGGCTGCATAGCTGTACACCCTGCAGTCCAGCGCTTCGTTTGCCCTGCCTGGGAGCTGCTCCCAAACTCGGTAACGCTGGCCGCCGGACACCTTCAACACCGAACGTTCTGCCAGCAACTGGCTGAAATAGTTCAGGTCACGGTCTGCCGGAAAATGCATGTAACTGGCTGCAGGCTCACCCGGTGCAGGCGGATCGATATGCAGTCGCCCGCGGATGGTATCCTTGGCCGCATTCACCCCAATGATGATTGGTTTGAAACTGGCCTTTGACTTGGACGTTGGCTTTTTCGTCGGCCAAACTGGCGAACGTTTACCACCGCGCGCCGATTCGCCCTTGATCGCCCAAATTCGGCGGCCAAGGCGCTCTTTGGCAAACTCGTAAACTTTCTGGGTATGGTGGCCACCGGAGTCCATGCAGGCCGCCATGATCGTGAATCCACGCCCGTCAGCCCGGCGCCAGACCTGCTTGAGATACGCATCGAGGCGTTGCCACGGTTCGTTGGTTTCCAGATCGCCCTCAATCACGTCGAAGGCAATCGACCAGCTCTCCTCATTACGTCCCCAACCCGTCACCTCAATTTCAAAGCGACCATCCTGGGTATCGATGCCGGCCGTTAATACCGCCACGCCGTCAGGCACTTCTGCTGCATAGACTTCACAGCGCTCCAGCAAGCGTTTCTCGCTCAGCGCTTTTTCGCCGCGGTCTTCATACGGCTCGCCAAGCACCAGGTTGATAAAGGTCTGACGCATGAGCGGATCGTTTTTCACCCGTAGCCACTCAGCCACCAGATATTTCCAGGCCGCGTTCGGGAACAGGCTGTAACCCGCCCAAATGTGAAAACCCGCATGCCCTTTAAATGGTTTGGTTGCGCGCCATTCGCCGCGCTTCACCATGCCCGACTTTTCGTTATGGTGGATCACGCAACCATTATGCCGGCAGACGTAATATGCCGATTCTGGGATGCCTTCTCCATTTTCATCCTTGTCCCACTTGATGCCGTATGGCGTCTCCGGGCCCCCCCACTCCAGTACCTGAAATTCACCGCAGTGCGGGCACGGGACGTAATAGCGGCGCTGATCGCTTTCCTCATACGCCTTTTCAATCCGGCTGGTGCCTTTCACCGTTGGCGTCGAACCCAGGGCAATTTTGCGGTTCCAGAATGTTTCGGAACGCTTAATGCCCAGTGCAATCTGATCACCTTCCACCCCGGCGCCGCCGGACGGATAACCGTCAACTTCGTCAAACAAGATGATCCGGCATGTAATACGGCGGAAACCGCCGGGGCTATTTGCCCCCACCAGCGTCAAATTGGCGCCGTTGGCAAAGGTCTTTTTGAGGATGGTCTGATTACTGTCCTTGGCCTTGGGATCACCACAGATTTCCGCCAGCACCGGGGTATCACGCAACATCGGCGTGATCTCGGTTTTACTGTAATCTTCGGCATCTTCAACACGCGGCTGAACGATGAGGATCGGCGACGGGTCATGCGCCAGGTAATAGCCGACAACGTGGTCAAGGATTTTGGTGTAGCCAACGCGCGCCGACTTCATCACCGACACCTGCGTCACCGCCGGATCAGTAATGGCGTCCATCATGCCATCCTGGTACGCGAAAGACCGGAATCGGCCCGTTTGCGCACTGGTTTCTTTCGAGAGCACCGCGTATTTATTAGCCCATTCGCTCAGTGACAGCGGTTCGGGCGGGCGAACATCGGAGCGACGCTGGCGCAGCTCCCCGGTGAAATTCTGCCAGGCTGCAGCGTTAGTTCTCTCCTCGGTTGTTATCTGCATCAAGGCTCAATTCCTCCATCGCCTCGTAAACCACCTCCTGCAGTGCCTGGACAAACTCCGCGTCGTTGGTGGTAGAAGCCAGCACCCGTAACCGGGGGCCATGTTCAGGAGCAATCGCAATGAGACGGGTGCGCATGCGGGCGTATTCATTACCTACGGCCTCGATCATGTCTTTGTACGGCAGCACCTGCCCGGATTTAATGTCGTACTCGAGCTGGGTAAGCAACGCGAGGAAGTTTTCTTTCATCTGGCGCGCTTCATCAAGCGTCATCGTCACGCCGTGCTCGGCGATCATCCGCTCAACGGTTTTCGTCGGAGACTCGGCCAGATCCTTATCGTTTTTGTTACCTGACTTGTTACCCGAGGATCTGTTACCTGTTTTGTTACCCTGCTTGTTACCTGCCGGTTTTTTCTCTGGTCGGGTAACAGTTTTTCGGAAGCGCTCGATGTTCGCATTCGACGCTTCAACGTCAATGTCGTCTCCGGCCAGAACCAGCCAGCCGCGGGCCTTCCAGGTCGTTACCGTCTTTCGGCTGACGCCGTGAAGTTTGGCAAAATCTGACTGGTTCATCTGTTACCTCAGGTGTTACCTGTTACCCAAATTTCAAAAGTTGATAGCTAGACGCAGAACGCGGCGCGCAATGCCCGTGAGATAAAAAAGTGCCAGGAAGGACCCATTTTTTTCTGGAGCCTCCCCCCGAGGGTGCTAGCCGATCATTTTGCTGTTCGCATCGCCTCTGCCATCGCCCTGTTCAGCTCAGTCGGCATCAGGGCATTGGCCATCGCCTGCGCCCGGTCGAAATAGCCCAGCGTCGGTTTCACTGGCAGAGCATCACCGAACTGGATCAGCAACTTCGGCGCCGGCATCTTCATGCGTGGTTGCCGTGTGCCGTTCGCAGAGCGTTTGCGCCGCTTCTTGCCCTTCTTCCCTTTCTTGGCTTTACGCCGCTGCCAAACGCCGTTGGTTCCGTCGATATCACCAATGAACACGTCATCCTTAGCCTTCAGTTGCGCCATCTTGTTGCGCGTCAGGTTGCCGTATTTGTTCAGCTTGATGTTTTTGGGGTTCAGCAGCGCCTGGCTGTTCAGCTTATGCTGGCCACCGAATTCGAATGGCTCCAGATAGCTCGCGGCAGTGTCCATCACGAACACCTTGGCCTTCAGGTTGCTTTTCCGGGCGCCGAACGATTTAACCGAGTTGACCGTAAACGGTGTGGGGTTTTCCAGATGCCGCTTAAACGCGGTTTTCTCCGCTGCCTCTATCTTTCGGGCGACGCTTGTCAGTGCCTGCGCCGTAGCAAACGGGATTTGCTTGCGTACGCTCTGGAGTTGAGCCGACAGCTCTTTTAAACCTGCCATCCTCACCCCCAATAAAAAACCCGCCGGAGCGGGTTCGTTCAGTTATCGGTATGCGAGCCAGGTACAGTCCCAGGGTTTTTTCTGCTCTTATGCTCTTTTTCAGATAAGAACTCGCTGGGCGCGTTATTAAATCCACATCCATCGCAGATATAGTCACCTGTCCAGCCGCCTCTTTGCTTATCCTTGTATACAGCAGAAGAACCGCATTTAGGGCAATACTTCATAATTCCTCCTACCATTGAAAGTATGAGGATTATAACTCAGCATTATCGGTGGCACTCAGTGAATGCCACCTGTAATGCCCGGTTACTAGTCAAGATAGAAATCATCATTTAGTTGTCGCCGACGTGCGCTACTGGCGTTGTGCGGGCAAGCGCTTGATGTGTGTCCATCACCCCCGCAATAGCTACAACGGAGATTCGCTCTTCTGGCTGAACCGCCAAAGGTGCTGGGGCAATTCGCCCGTGTATGCCGCTGCGAACCACAGAAGGTGCAACGTTGATAACCCATCACTATCTCCCGGCGCTCTGCGCCCACTTGATTAACGCCTCCATGCGTGAGGCGCATACCCGAATTTCGCTCTGCTTGGCGTGCAGCGCTGTCACTGCATCACCGAACGTTGTGCCGGTAAACGGCGCGTCATCGCACTGTTGCAACAGCACCGCTGGCGGCAGGACGTAAATCATCTGCGTGCTCTGCGGCTTTGGCCTGTCCGCGCAGGATGTTGAGAGCAGCACCAGGCAGAGGCTTGTTGCTACAGCCGCTCGCGTCCAGAGCCTCGCGCAACGCTTTGTTTTCTGCATCAGCCTTTCCCCTCAGTTTCCGCTCTTTTTCCAACTGCGCGGCGCTCGCTTGCCTGTCAGCGTCAGAAGCCTGTTTCATCGCCACCAGCGCCGCGTCTTTGGTGCCTATTTTTTCCACCAGCGCGCCGTTGTCCCTTTTGGATTTATCCAGGTCATCGCGCAGAGAAAGCGTGTGGAGCACCAGCACTGCGGCCAGCAGCGCCACCAGCAGAGGCCACGCTTTGATAATTACATCCCACCACCAGCGCCAGCTCATAACAGCACCTTGCAAGCACGTTCGAAGCGTTCGCTCCTGTCCTGCAGGCCGTTAGTCCCGCCGTTAATTCGCCGCGTGGTCAACTCGACATCACCAGCGTCGCGACCACAGTCGTTAGCTTTCCAGTACCAGCCAGCCGAACGCATGCCGTTCAGGTCTTCTTCAAGCAGTTCTGGATGACCAACCAGGTCGAGTTTCAGCGCCGGGCCGCACGCCATATAGTTTTTCAGGCCGGTCGTTTGCATTGGCCCGCGTCCGCGATATTTCCAACCATCACCGCTGGCGCTGTTACCCATTCGTCCGCCGTAGACCAGATTGGCAATAGCTTCCTGCTTGGCTGGCTGCTGAGCTGTACGCCCCAACATCCGGCATTGATAGTCAGTCAACCGCTTGGCTTTCGATTTGGGGCCGAATGTAGCGATCAAGCCATCAACGCTGTAGTTGAAGGATTCGACCTTGGCCGTGAAGCCGCTCGACTCATGGCCGATTTGAGCGATAAACATCGCCTGCTCTAACGGCTTGTTGATGCCGAATTCTGCAAACGTTGCGAGCAGGTGCGGATACCAGCGCGCAGCTAACCCGGCGCTGATACCTGCCGCCCGTTGAAAGTCGTTTTGTGTCATGTTTATGCCTGTGGTTTTGAATCGTTGCCGCCGCCGAAGCGATTACCGACATACCCGGAAAGGAAAGAACTAAGCTTCTTCACGCCAACGAAACCGATGAAGCCACCGATTCCAACTGTTAAGGCTTTCGGCACGTCGAAATAATCCAGAGCGGAATAGGTTGTCAGGGCCAACGCCCCACACATCAGCCCTTCAAAAATGGTTTCTTTCCAGCTACTGCCAGAGTACGCCATCCGAAGTACCGCCATGACCACAGCCATTATCACGCCGCCAATCGGCACATCTCCGCGCCACCAGCTCGCAAACATTTCACTTATTTCCGTCCAGTTATGCGGATTGCTTGGCATTCTCATATCCTCCCCCTGTCGGGGCATTCCCCGATCATCGGGTGGTAGAAACAAAAAACCCCAGCAGATGCCGGGGTCGCTCAGTTGTCCGGGCATATCTCCCGTTGTGTTTGTTCGAACCGTTCAGACTCCAGCTCTACACCAAGACCGATACGGCCCAGCTTGATAGCTGCCTTGATGGTTGAGCCAGAACCCATGAAGAAGTCGGCCACCACGTCACCGGGGCGGCTGCTGGCGCTGATGATGTGCTCCATCATTTCGGCGGGCTTTTCACAGGGGTGCTTGCCAGGGTAGAAAGCCACCGGCGGATAGTGCCAAACGTCAGTGTAGGGAACCGCTGCCGTTACCGTGAAGGGACGGCGGAGCGATCGGTATTCCTGGCACAACTCCAGATATTCGCGGTTCAGCGTCCGGTATTCCCGCACCAGCTCATGATGGGGCCGATTCAATCCACCAGCCTGCTGCCGCTCTTTTGCGATGCGGTCGAATAACGCCTGGAGCGCCTGATACTGCTTTTCGCTTGGCAATTGCCATTGGCTCTCTGAGAACCAGTGGCTGCACATCTGCGTTTTTGTTGCCGCGTTGATTTCCTTCGCTGACACGCCGAGGGATTGCCGGGCCGCTTTAAAATAATCAATCAGCGGCTTAAAGACGTTTTGCTTCAGCTCTCCACACTTCGCGGCGAAGCCGTCTACCTTCGGTTGTAAAGGCCCGGCATAGTGACCGGCGAAAATGATCCGCTCAGTCGATGGGAAGAAAGCCCGTAGCCCTTCTTTGTGCTGTCGCTTCCAAGCCCCCGAGGGTTTAGCCCACACGATATGGCTCAGTACGTCGAAACGTTGGCGCACCAGCAGCTCAGTATCGGACGCCAACCGGCTACCGCAGAACATGTAAAGGCTACCGTTCGGTTTCAGCACCCTCCAGAATTCCACCAGCAACGCATCCAGCCAGGCGAGATACTCGGCCTCGTTCTTCCACTGGTTATCCCAATCGCAAGATTTAACCCGGAAGTAAGGCGGGTCGGTAGCTATCAGGTCTACGGAGTTATCCGGCAGGGTTTTGATATACGCTGTTGTGTCAGCGTTGATAAGACGTGTTTCTGAAATCATAAGCGCCCTTAGTTGATACGCTCGTCCTGCTGTTCGCAGCACGGGCAAAGGTTCGCTTGTGACCATTGACATGAGCACCTGGCGGACGGGGTGTTACCTCACCCTCTCCGCCGCCCACTTCACAAACATTAAGGCGAAGCCCCATCACCCCGCTGCCGACACAACCCCTCAGTTGGGACACCGGTTAATGTTGGATGAGGCTTCGCTTTAATTTTTACATCAAGTTCGCAGTAGGTCGATACCAAAGAAAAAGCCCCAGCAACTACGCCGGGGCTTCATATGTCGTTATTGTTGTTGCTCTCAGTGCTGATGACCCGTTCTGAACCCCATCAGGTAGCGCTCTTGAGCCTGATCGTCAGTGATCTTAACTGGTGAAGAAGAACGTGGGGTTCTCCAGCGAGCATACTCAAAAATGATTCGGTTAAATTTCCAGTTGATGAAGAACATCAGGTTAATGATTTCGCCAAGTTCTTCCCGAGCATCCTCATAGAGCTCTTCTTCTTTCTCATACTCAGCGACAATCTCTCTAACCTCTTCACGCTTCGCTGCATTCTCGTGGCAACTGCGAGTAAAATTCATCATGTGTATCGGCAGTTTTACCCACAGAGCATCCTCAAATGCATTCTGCGCAACATCCTTCATACGGATGCTAGCATCAGGCCGTTCAATGAAATTAATAACACGGTCAAGCATAAGACGACGCCGCAGGAAAACCGCCCTGGCGTACATACCTGCTTGAGCAATGATCGCGAGTACAATTACGATTGGTACGATAGTTTCCATATCATCCACCTGCTGTAGTTGTGTTGTTGATCACTTCTTGAGGGACGTCTTTTTTCAAGGCTTCTTTCTCAAGCTCAATCCTTAGCTTGCCGAGAACCTTGGCGTTGTCCAGCGCCTTCATTTTGGAGGCAAACCTCAAGATCAGAAACAACGGTAAAGAACTCATCAGCAGAAGATAGCCCGTCGATGCAACGATAGGGTTTTTGTCATAAAACTCTAAATTAGCAGCAAAAAATACCTTTGCTACCTCGCCGCCCCAACTTGCTGCGTTCTCGTTTGCCATGCCAGTGAGTCTCTCAACCAAAAGTATTGATATAAGTCTGATACCCTCAACGAGTGAACTCACAATGCTTCACACACGAAACAAAGTCATCGCCAAACCGTTGTAGTAGGCACCAAACAAATCAGTCATGGGTGCAGTAATCCAAGCCAGCACATCTGCGCGCCACCTGCAACCCTGTTTTTTTTCTACATTATTTTTAACACGGAACGTGATTTTTATCCACAGGCTGAGCGGCGTTAAAGCGGAGGATAGCAACCAATAAAGGTATATAGTTAGCTTTGCAATCAAGTTATCCACAAAAAACCTGTATTAACCTTAGGTTAAACTTAACGCCGCTGTGGATAACCAGATTTAAACCAAAAGTTTATCTACAAAATTTACGAATCCCTCAATTTTCGCAAAAAATGCTTTTAGGAATATTTTCCTATTAAAAAACCCGCTCAGTGGCGGGTCATTTTGTTGCATCGCTTGATGGTACAGCTTCGCGAAAGCATACCTGTATTATGCAGTTTCTTTGGCTATTTTCAAGCTATTTTTGCATTTTCCTTCATTTTCGATGCAGATAGCTGCACGAACGGCGACGAACACCGCAGAATTGAATATTTCAATGCACCAGCGCACGCGGTCATCCACCTGATCGCGTGTCAGCCAGGGGGCGTAATGATTTTGCATGTAGCGCCCCAGCACCGAGACCGTATTGTTCCGGCCCGTGTAGAACAGCTTGCCGATGATGTAGACCGGGTTATCGTGCTTCATCGACGCCAGCACCGCTTTTTCCATGAAGTCGCATTCCTCGCCAGCGTCAGCAGCCACCAGCATCGACTCAAGCGAGCGGTGCGGCCAAAGAATGGTGGTCGCCTTCTTCAACTGCTCCTCCCCGCGATACCCAAGTGTGCGCAGGTCGCCCAGCACCTTCACAATTCGCGCCGCGCTTTCGTCGTCCCACTGCTCAGGCACGATTTGCCCCCATACACCGCTGCCGCCGCTGCACTTCAACTTCCCGTCGGTGTTGCCGCCGTACATATCGCCCCAGGCGTTCAACAGCGAGGTGATCCACAATGTTTGCAGCCGGGTCAGGCGCTGGTACTTACCCAGGTACTTCTTGCGAGGAACACCGGCAACAGTCGCCCATGCGTTGTGTTTGATTTCTCGTTTCTGTTTTGGGGTCATCATGCTGCCTTCTCCTGCTTCAATGCTTTGCGTTTGGCTTTATACGTGTCGCGGATGCGCTCATAGTCACTGCGGCCCAGCCTGCCGACTTTCGGCGGTGGCCCCATTAACAGGTCAAACCGTGCCTGACCTATCTTGGCTATCAGGTTAGGGCGGTACTCGCTCAGGTTCGCGGATTTGAAGTTGTTACAGACCGAGCACTGCTTGTGGCAGTTATCTTCATCAAAGCGCAGCTCCGGATGACTCCCCACCGTGCGGTAATGCCCGGCGTGGTATTGGCCGGTGTGGTAGCGCCCACAGCTGATGCATGGCTCGTCGGCGTCGCGCTCGCGGATGTAGGCGTTAAATTCGGTCTGCGCCTGGTTGATGAAGTAGCGCAGCGGCTTAACGGCCAGTTTGCGAATTTTCAGCTTGTCCTTGCGTTCCCTTTCCGCCTGACGCTTACGTGCGTCACTCTGGTATGCGATAGCGCAGAGCGGGCCACAGACCTTTTGCAGATACTTCACCGGCGTGAACGTTTCACCGCATTGGGCGCACTTTTTCGCCTTGTACTGCTTGGGCTTAGTTGGTTTTTTCATTGTTTTCCTCGCGGTGGAATACCCACTCGTAGACCTCTGAGCCGTTAAGCAGCAGATCGTTAAAGTCGCCGGATTTCGGCCAGCGCACTGAGACTTGTTGGAGATCGTTCTTTGCCAGCAGATTGGCGCGGGCGCACTCAAACGCCGCAGCGTGGCCGGATGCGTTCTTGTCTGCGTCAGCAAAGATGATCAGGCGTTGCACTCCACGCGGTACGCGGAATTTCTTCATGAACGTGGTGTTCAGCGTCGCCCAGGTGTTGCATTGCGTGATTTGATGGCAGGACAGAGCGGTTTCGATGCCTTCGGCGATGCCCAGCGTGGTGGACGGCGGGAACATGCGGATAGCGACCGAGCTGGCATGCTCCAGATAGCTGTCTTCTTGCAGTTTCATCATCTTTTTCGGCGCGCCAGCTACCGTGGCCTTCTTATCGCCGTCGAGCAGGGTACGGTGCAGGTAGCACAGCTCGCCTTTGTCGTCCGTTGCCAGCGCATAGATGGATTGGTATTCGCCACCCGCTGCGCGTTGCCGGTCGCAGTAGCGCACGTTGTCTTGTGGCAGGCTGGTGATGCCGCGCAGCTTAAGGTAACGGTCTGCGCCGGTGCCTTTCAGGCTGGTCAGCGATGCAAACTTGCAGCTCACGCGCTGGCGTTGCGAGGCTATGCCAGATGAAGGGCCACCAGCTTGATAACCCTCTTCCGGCGAGTAGACGCGGCCAATCAGCTTATCGACCTCTGCCGCCAGCGTTTTAAAGTCCTTGCCGGTTGCCCCGGTCAGCAGCGCCCAACCGTCACCAGCGCCGCATGCGCAGATGTACGAGCCGGTGCCGTTCTTGTCGTCGCAACGATATTTGCCCTTGCGGCCACACAGCGGGCATTCACCCTTAAAATGTTTTTTCCCAGTTACCGGGGGGAGGCCGTAAAACTCGAATATTTTCGGCCAATGGCCGATAGCTGCCTGTTTGGTATTCATGCGGCTTTCCCTTCGTTTTGCTTAGATTTTGCGTAGGCGATCTGCGTTGATTTGATGAAGTTGCTCACCACTGGTGTGATGGCCATCGGTGCGTGATACAGCCCTTGCGGCCATACCCCGAATTTTTTGCGGTAGACATGCGAGCACCAGCCGTCACTTACCGGCTTGCCTTGGGCGGCGCGGGTGCGTTGGTAATAGAGGATTTGACTCCACCAGGCTTGTTTCACTTCTTTGGTGACAACCTCCTTGGCTTGCTTCACTTTTTTCAGGCTGCGTGACTTATCGGTTTCTACGTCCTCACCGGCGATCGGCTTGAAGCCACATTTCGGGCAGATGTAGACGCCGACCGGCTTCACGTAGTGGCATTGGGTGCATTCTTTCGGCAGGCGCTCAGGCTGGTCAGTCTTAACCACGCGCGCGGGCGTTTTCTCCATCCCGTCAGAACTGGCGGGCAGGTAGTCATATTCGATATCGTCGGGATAGCCGAGCTTATGCACGGTGCCGGTGTGATCGAAGATGAGGCAGTGATCTTTACCAGGCGCAGGACGCAGGCCGCGGCCAAGAATCTGAATCCAGCGCATTTCCGATTTGGTCGGACGAGCGAAGATGATGCAACGGACATCGCTATCAAAACCGGCCACCAGCACGCCGACGTTGATGATGATCTTCGTTATGCCCTGCTCGAAGCGACGGATCGTCATCTGGCGGTCTTCGTGTGGCGTCGCCGCCGTCATCACTTCAACGGTCACTCCCGCTTTGCTAAATTCAACGGTCACGTAATTTGCGTGGGCCACGTTGACGCAAAAACAGATGGTCGGGCGATCTTCCCCGTTCTCCAGCCAGTTCTTAACGATATCGCCCACCAGCGTCGGGTCGCTCATCACCTCTGCCGATTGCGTTTCGTTGTAGTCGCGGCCATAGCCCGCCTGCTCTGACGTCTTAACGTCGCTCAGGTCTGGGTGCGATGGGGCGTAAAATTCGTATTTGCTCAGCGCGCCGATAGCGATCAGCTCTTTCATCGTCGTCGGCTTGATCAGCTTCTGGTAATACGTCCCCAGCCAAGCCGAGAACGGAGTACCGGACAACCCGATCACTTTCACGCCTTTAGCGGTCAGCTCGTCGATGAACTCCAGCATTTTTTTGCGCTTCAGGTGGGCTTCGTCGATGATCAGCAGATCGATGTTGTCGGGGAAGTCGCGGCGGATCAGCGTGTCGGCTGATGCGATTTGAATAAGGCGGCTCGGGTCATATGCGGGATGGTCGCGCCAGATGTAGCCGATCTCCTCGGCTGGCAACCCGTACTCAATGAACCGCGTTGCGGTCTGGTCGAGCAGGACGGTATACGGGGCCACAAACATTATGCGCATGTTGCGGCTGATGAACCCGCTGGCGATCAGCGCCGCGATTGCGGTTTTGCCGAACCCGACCGGGGCGTACATCATGAACGAGGCGTATTGCTTCCACGCCGCGCGCAGCATGTTCAGTGCAACTATCTGTTTTTCGCGTGGCTGGATTGTAAGCGTCATCGTTATCTCATCGTTTAATCGTCTAGCCGTCTAAATGTCCGTTTGGCGTTTTTAACCACTCGATCCCTTAAAGATCTTCTCTCTGGTAAAGCCCGTTCCTTCCCCCACACCCCAACCCGATCACCCCCCTTTCCCCCTCTTACCCTTCCCCTCTCCCCCGTTTAAAAAAACACCTGCTAAAAAATTCATGCCGCTACCCTGTTTTGCCCCACCAGCGGTGGCGCGGTTGTCATGCCCTGGCCAGCCCGCGAATACCGCTCGACGTACAGCCGCAGGCGCGTGTTAGCCGCTTTGCGGCCTGCGTTCTCCTGCCGGTAAGAAACCTCCTCGGCGTCAAACGCTGTGCGATAAGCCTCCTCGTAGGCGTGCGCAATCTTCCCGCGCTGTCCGTGCGGTAACTTACCGAGCTGGTCTTGAATCCATGCGGCATCCTCGCGGCAATACACCGCAGGCATGGCGGTTCGAACAAACGATGCAGGCTGCATACGCTTACCCTCCGGTTGTGAAATACAGCAGTCCCTACGACATAGGAGCGCGCCACTTCGCTTTGTGGATTGGGGTGACTTCCGCCGGGCAGAACACGCTATAGAGCAACAGGATGTGCTCCTGGAATGTCGCGATCAGGCGGTAGGAATTGGCATCCAGCGCGTTACGCTCGTCGGCGTCTATCTCGCCGTCTTCGGTAAATTTGCGGACAAGTTCGGAGTGCTTGCCGATGTACTCAATCGCCTCCATCAGCTTGGCGTTGATGTCGTCTCGATCGACGTCTTCAACTTCTGGCAGACGCACGTTCACGCTGCGAGACTGGCGGGATACAGCGTCGGCAAAGTGGGTATTGCCACCAGCCTGCTGTAAAACCATGAGCCAGCCGATCGGGAAAATTTGGTTGCTGTTTGGGCGAAGACGGTTAAACAACGCGTCTTCCGTAACCCCCAGCCACTGTGCAGCCTCAGCATAGCCACCAGGCAGACCAGTGATGATTTTGCGGGCGACACTGACCACCCATTCAGGCTGTTTTTCTGCCTGCCAGTCCGGCGCTTTTTGCTGTGACACAGTTGTAATCCTCGAGCTGTGGTTACTAAGGCTTTAAAATTGCGTGATACTTTCCCCATCAAATTGATGGGTTTGTTTCACGGTGGTTTGTTGGCGGGAAAACATCATCCAACCCAACAGGCTCGCCAAGCTTGTTAAAAATCGCCACGAAACTGCGGCAGGTTTGTATATCCATGCTCCGTCGTCCGGCCTCGTAATGGCCTATTGCACCCGGCGTGCATCCAGCAAGTTGAGCCAGCTCTGACTGCGTAATTCCCAGGCGCTTGCGAATCACTTGTATGTTGTTCATGGTGCCTCCTATTTCGACGAAGTATACATATCGTATTTATTGATCGCAAGTGAAGTATACGAATTGTGTCTCGATAGTGGCTATACAAACCGTATAATTCAGGAATGAATATGAAATGGTATGAAGCAGCCAAGGCCAAAATGAAGGAATCGCGCATTGGCCAAGAGCAACTCGCAGAGCACCTTGGGGTTACCAAAGGTGCCGTCAGTCACTGGCTAAACGGCAGAAGGGAGCCGGGGATAGAAATCATCGCCAACATAATGAATTTTATTGGTTTGAAAGATTTTGTTGTTAACCCTGGCAATTCTCAGCCAGCTTCGCACCACACCGAAACCTCAAACGTTAAATTTGCTGGGCCTTATAAAAAAGGCAGGGAGTATCCGCTGATCAGTTGGGTTCAAGCGGGAGCTTGGGCTGAGGCAATGGAGCCGTATACCGTCGATGAGATCGATGAATGGTTCGAGTCTGATGCAAAAGTTTTCGGTAAGGCGTTCTGGCTACGTGTCGATGGCGACTCTATGACAGCGCCAACAGGGATCAGTATCCCTGAAGGGACATTAGTCCTAATAGATACGGGTCGTGAGGCCGTCAATGGTAGCCTTGTTATAGCCAAGATGGTTGACGCCAATGAAGCCACATTCAAAAAACTCATCATCGACGGCGGGCAAAAATACCTTAAAGGTCTGAACCCTGCATGGCCGATGAAAGAGATCAACGGCAACTGCAAGATTATCGGAGTTGCAATCCAAACCATGATGCGTTTGGTTTAATCAACGCCCGGCACAATGCTGGGCTTTCTCTTAATTCCTGATCCCCTCCCTCAAAGAATCCCCTCTCCCTCACTCTAGGGCAAATTCTGCACAAATAATTTTTCAATAAAAATCACTACGATACGTATACTTCTGCATTTTATGTATACATTTCGTATTGCAAGATAAAAATACAGTTCGTATACTCACCCCATCAACCCGGAACGCCACCAGCAAAACACCGCCGCAAACGTTAAGGGAACGGCAGGAAGCCAACAGGCAACACGCCACGGGGTGAGCGATGCAATCACTCCCCGGCCCCGAAGAGGGATCGACCGGCAACGTTCTTTAGGGAAGAAGTGGATTTACCCTACCGCTGCCAGTGTGGGGCGGTAGGCATAAAACCACTGAGGATTAGCGATGAACACTTCTCACGATATGGGCAACAACGAAACAGTAAAGACCGGCGTTTTCCCCAACGGAGACGGCACGTTTACCGCGATGACGTTCACCAAAAGCCGGGATTTTAAAACCGCAGCAGGCGCGCAACGCTGGTTTGCTCGTCAGATGGCCGACTAACAGCAGAGGGTTTCATGATGGCAGCTAAAACCAAATACTTCGCAATCGATGCAAACGGCGCACGCCACACCCGCACCAGCGCACGCACCTATACGCACATGGTTGTAGTGCTGCACAACCTGGAGAATGCCCGCGTTTACGCAGCCTCCGAGAAAGCTCGCAGCAGCCACGGCCGCAACTATGACTACCACGCTCGCGAGGCTGGCCCTAACCCTCAATTCAGCAACACGCCGGAGCAGATGGCCGAGCACCGCCGAATCGCCGACATGTGCCGCGATCACTATATCGAAATCTGCGTGCTTTCCGGCATCGAGCGCATCAACAAGGCGGGCGTGGGTGAGTACGCCGACCAGTGGCGCGACTTCGGATGGTGCGGTCGCCTGGATCTGGCGCAGAAGCTGGCCGCGAAGTGGGCGCACTACGGCAAGGTCGAGATTCTGGAAGCCCAAGCCGATTAATCGCACCGCGCCCTATGGGGCGCACCACTACAGCAGAGGGTTACACGATGAACGCAGCACAACGCCGCAAGGCATATCGCAAGCATCCAAAAGCCGGTGAAACCGTAATTCTTCGCGGCGTTCCCCGCCTGGTGCTGGGGCCATGCACATTCAATAGCTATACCGGCGAAGAACGCGCCAAGCCGTCAGTAAGCCGTATTCGCGTGCAGATGAGCGGCGGTTCAACGGCAGCCCCTCTGGTTCGCAAATTAACCTACTAAAACGGCAGGGGTTACACGATGAAAAGTTACGACCTGGTTCTCTACCGTGAACTTCGTGCAGATGGATTTGCAGCCATAGCAGCGCTGTTCTACGCCCGCAAAGCAAAACGCGGCTATTAACACCCACCGCGCCCTACGGGGCGCAATAGCAGGACTTCCTATGCGCAAAATTGTTTTGACTAACCGCATTCGCCGCCGAGCACGCCGGGAATTGCGCTCACAGCGTCGCCGAGCATTCAAGGCTTATGGCCATTGCAATCAAGCCAGCCTGCTGAATAGCTACGCGCGCTGGTACTTCTGAAATAAATAGCCCCGGCTGCAGACGCCAATCTTTGCCGGGGCCTGACCAGTAGAACGGAGATTCAACATGATCAACCACAATGCTAACACAATCGTTGTAGACGGTATGCGCGTTGTCCCATCCGTGCAGGCCGTTCGCCTCACCTTCTTTGCTCGTCTGCGCAAAATCCTCTGCCAGAAAGGCCACCCGCTCTAAAAACTTACCGTGTGTAGTCTTTGGCGGCCAGACCGAACTTCAACCAATAAGGGGTGAAGATAATGTTCATAGGCTGGTCGCCCTTTTTCATAGAGAGAAGAATTCAGGCATCCATTTAACCGTGGAGGGCGTCACCCGGCCCGAGTTCTTCTCTGTATGTGACGAGGAGAAATAGTATGTCTGAAAGCAAATGCACTCCCTTTAGCCAGCAGCTGGCTTATATCAACAAAGGCACCTTAGACCAGGAACTTACCGAAGTGCTGTCCGAGGTAATTAAAATGGTTCGCGAAACTCGCAAGAAAGGCGCGGTTACTTTGACGCTTAATTGCCAGATGTTGAACGGACGCGACGAAAATACAATGAAAATCACCCCGACCGTCAAGAAATCTATTCCTGAACTTGAGCGGGCTGACACCATTATGTTCTCAACCGCCGATGGCGATTTAATGCGTGATGATCCATCTCAAGTGCAAATGGATTTGAAAGTTATTGATACAGCTCCCGCCGCAGCACCTATTAAGCTGCAATCCAACGGCTAATTAATTTAGCCAGCAACGTTAATATTAATTAAGGAAAATAGCATGCAAGAACTTGCAAGCCTCGCTAATGGCTCAGTACGCGAAATTCAGGAATTGGCACTGACCGCGTTCACGCCGAAAACGGATATTCCAGTAGCCGTTGTGCCTAATGATCATAACGTCAAATCTCTGGAGAGTTATCAACTTCAGCCGTCCTTGATTCGCCAGGCGGTCAAGCTCATTTCAGCATCTTCGCTGATTGCCTACGTTAAAAAATTTTCCGACGAGCGCACAGCAATTTTCGCCGATAAAACAGCAACTCGTATCGAAGCGGTTCTGGATTACCACTCGGCCCCAAATTCCGCTGAGTGGGCTAATCATCGAGCTGTTTACGATTGCCCGTATTCCGATGAGTGGCAAGCGTGGGCCGAACGTGACAGCCGTGCGATGAACCAGACGGACTTTGCAGAGTTCCTCGAAAACCACATCCACGATATTGCGCCGGTCAGCGATGACTACAAAGGCCCATCTGGTACGGCGTTGTTGGAAATGGTGCTGGCGTTCCAAGAAACCCGCAAAGCTGAATTCAAATCGGTGCGTCGCCTGCAAGATGGCACGTTCCAAATGAGCTATAGCGATGAAAAATCGGGGAGCGGTAACACCTCCCTGCCGGAAAAAATCAGCCTGGCTATCGCCCCATTCCATAACGGCGCGCCTTACCAGGTTGAAGCCCGTATCCGCTACCGCCTGAAAGACGGCGGCTTAGCACTTTGGTACGAACTTATCGAACCGAAAAAAATCGTTGAGCACGCTTTTACTGAGATCGTTGTAGACCTGGAAAACCAGCTCGAAAACATCCCGGTTTATGAAGGCTCAATTAAATAAAGTGCAGTCTTATGCGCCACCGTGTGTGGCGCATAGTGAAGCATTTCCCCCCCCTCAGAATGGAAGATAATTATGGCAACTTTAAGTCAGCGCTATGCTGCGCGTGAAAGTATTGGCTCCGATATTTCCACCCGTAAGACGTTTATGGTTCCTCTCAATGAAATTTATGCAGAGGAAGGCTATAACGTTCGTGAATTAAACCAGGCACACGTTGAAGAGTTTAGGGATGCTTGGATTGCCGGTGAGTTTATACCCCCTCTCGCTGTTGAAATAACAGAACAGGGTGTGAAGGTAATCGACGGTCACCACCGCTTCCACGGCGCGTTGCTGGCTACTGCTGCCGGTCATGAAGTGAAACGCCTTGAGTGTAAAGATTTCGAAGGCACCGAGGCCGATAAAATCGCCTTCATGGTCACCAGCTCACAAGGGCTGGCACTTACCCCTATAGAGCGCGGCGCGGCTTACCTACGCCTGGTTAATCAGGGTTGGACTAACGCGGAGATCGCAAAGAAAGTTAAGCGTTCTGAGTCCGATATCCTCCAGCATCTGCAATTGCAGGAATGCAGCCCCTACATCAAGAGCCTGGTGCGCGCAGGTTCCATTAATTATGCCCTGGCTATTCAAATTAACCGCGAGCACGGCGTATACGCCGACCGTGAAGCCGCGCGCTTAATGAAAAAGGCCGAAGAATCCGGCAAGAAAAAAATCACTAAGAGCGTCGCTCAGCCACAATTCAACGCTACCCGCGCCCGCCGACTCTGCGAGCTGCTCTACGATGCTGCACCAATGGTTCGTGAAGAAGGTGATGTTCTGCTGCTCCTTCCAGGAACCAGAGAGGAAATTAACACCATCCTCAACGAATACCGGCAGCAACACCCTCAGGTTGCGAGTGGTGAAGATCAATGAAAAAAGTATTTGAACTGATTATGTTCACGCTGTTTTTCTCCAGCCTAGCGGGGATCGGTGTGACAGCAGGGTTCTATTGTTTTGTCGGTACAGCCGCGCTGATTGGGAGGGCTATCGGGTGAAAACTCTGTCCCAGAAAGGCCACCGGCAATGAGCATCAACCTGAATAATGCGCCTTTGTGGATTACTGCGAAGGCGCTGGAAAAATTAAAACAGTTCCGCGCCGGTCGATTAATTCCCAAAAGAATCTATGGCAAAAAATACCTGACCTTTCGTGTAAATAAACGCTGGCGCTTACTTTCAAAAGACGACGGCCATAATTGGCTGTTGCTTACCCACAATGATTACAACTGCGTGATCGATAAATAAAGGGCTAAGGAGGTGGTACTTGAATAGATTCATGCAAACCTTCATCCCCCGTCGTCACTTTAAGCACAACCCAGAACGGTTCAACGTTCTATCTAGCGGTGGCGGAACACAAAGCAACGCGATGATCTGCCTGATTCATGCTGGCGCACTGCCAAAGCCCGACGTGATCGTCATGTCAGATACCGAGCGTGAGGCAAGCAACGTGTTTGCATATCAAGCCAAACATATCAAAGCGTTGTGCGATGAGATTGGCATCGAGTATCACATCGTTCCGAAAAGTCTTTACGCGACTTACGACATAGTCGGGCCTAACGAAGACGAACCACTGCCTGGATACTTCTCCACGCGGAACGGACGTGACAAGGATGGGTGGTGCGCTGGCAAGAAGCCCGCGTTCTGTAGTGATAAGTGGAAGCGTGAGGTAATTCAGCGATTCCTCAATGAAAAGTACGGAGAAAAATATCTCACAAAGCGCGGTGTTGATATGTGGATGGGGATCAGCATCGAAGAAGCAGCGCGCCGCATGAAAGTCACTGATGGGAAATGGCGTCGCCGGTACCCATTAATCGAGATGATGCTGACAAAGCAGATGTGTATTCAGTGCGTCGAAGATTACGGACTCCCTACGCCACCTGCATCGCTCTGCTGGATGTGTCCCAATCGCGATGACGATCTGTGGTTGTTCATGAAAGAGAACGTTCCTGAAGACTTCGAGCGTGCCTGCAACCATGAAAGGGAAATCCAGAAAACGTGGCCGTGGTTGTGGCTAACAAAATACGGCGTCCCACTTTCCGAGGCACCATTAAAACCAAGCGGCGGCAAAGGCGCTCAGATGGATTTGGTGCAGTTCTGTGATTCGGGAATGTGTTTTGTATAGAGGAATGGATAGATGAAAACAACGCGGAACGAGCTAAAACTACGGGCTGATAAATGCCCCATCAAGCGATTTAAGGCATTCATCGGCAAAGCCAATACGCAAGCAACTCTGTGCGCCGATACAGGCATCGAAATTATTGGCTGGAGTGGGTTCGATGCATCTGATCTGAATGCCAAAAGCCACCGAGTGGATCTGGCCCGTTTTATTGCAGCGGCTGACCCAGAAACTATTCACGCCCTGCTAGCAGAGCTGGAAGCGAAGGATAAGCGCATCGCCGAGCTGGAACAGGAGCCGACAATTAAACACATGCGCAGCGTCGAAGAGGCGCTGATCCTCGCCACGGATATGGTTTCAGCGCTGGAAGCCAAGCTGGCGCGGTTTGGTGATGTTCGTCAGCACTATCTGGCTGGTTACGATGACGGCCATTCTCGCGGCCTCAATGCCGGAAGGCTCTACAAAGAGGACACCGGCATGGTTATGCATCGGCATGCCAGTGCTAACGCATATGCCGTAGAGGGGGATGAGTAGGATGGCAAAGCTGACAAAGCGGGAGCTGGATTACATTCGCCCGGCCGTGATTTACGGATGGCGGATAGAGGTACAGCATTGGAGAAAAACACCATGCTGGGACGGTGATGGCTTAATGCCCGTCATAGTTGGACGGCTGTGCCAGTCGCTGATAGACGGCGGCTATTTAGAGCGCATAGAAGATAGGTTTTACAAAAATCAAGCCACTATAAAGGCTACACAAAAAGGCTTCGAATTGGCTTGCCGAAAATGTAGCGGCAAAGGAAAAATTTTTAACGATGATGACATTGAAATCGGAGACTGCCCGCACTGCTATCGTGGATTGAAACAACAGGGGGATGCATGACACTAAAGACCGAAAGACTGAAATGGCTTCATGACGCCGCCACGGAACTTTCTGCCACCAAATTGAAGATGACCATGAGGCCGGATGAATTGCTGGTGCTGACCAGTGAACTCCTGGCTAACCGGGAGGCGCAGCCGGTGTATCAGTACCGCATGCGAAACCCGTACAACGGCCAGGTGACGGACTGGGAAACCATCAAGCCTGAACAGGTGGACTTCATATTGAAGGAAACCATTGCGGCCAACGTAGAGTTTCGAATCATTGCCGCCCCGCCAGCGCCAGCGCCAGCGCCAGCAGTGCAAGATGAGATAGATTCTTTTGCAGATCAGGTTATCGGCACCAAGGATAAAATTATTCGCCTACCGGCTCCCATGCCTGTGCCGCTTGAAGGTATTCGCGTTTATTTAAATGCAGATGCCATTATCAGTTATTTAGAAAAACAAGGTTATATCGTGGAGGTTTCACGTGAATAAAAACAATGAGGTTTCAGAGCTGGATTTGCTAACCCCAGAAGAGGTGTGCAAACTTATTGGAGGGGTTACTACTAAAACTTTGAGGGATTGGAATAATAATCACCGTCACCGGCAGATTTTAGCGCCCATTCGGTTTACACATAAAGTAGTCCGGTATGAGCGCAAAAATGTTTTGGCTTTTATTGCTAAATGCAGAAGCGTTTATTAACGTTTCTTTCTTAATAACGCAACCTGAGCGAGTATACTAGTCTCATGTGCCTCAAAGGCCAGCCGCTTCAGTGCCATCTCTTCATTTAATATTTCGTCGGAGAAATCATAAAACTCGCCCATAGGGTCTGATTCTTTGTCAGAATGATGCATACACAATATGCTTATTTCCTTCGAATCACTTCGTGAATAACCTTTATCTCTCATCGTGGCGATAACATTACTCTTCAGGAATTTTCGGCACATTGTATTAAATGCACCTTCTTTCCCCTTCACAGTACCATCATGCCTAATACCTTTCACGGCGTTCTCTGGGCTATAAATTTTTATTAGCTTGTCCAGGGAACGCTTAGAAAATGGCTGTGATGGATCACGCGGCTGGAGGAACACGTAATCTTTGTTGCACCCTTCTACAGAATTCCTCCAGACTTTCTGCTCCTCCAGAATCTGCCGGATGCCTGGTGTTATCGGTAGCCGGAATTCTTTCTGAGTTTTCATAGCCCCGCGCATGCCAATTACCCCAGCCGGATACACTATTTCCCCAGCCTGCTCATTGATAAAACTCCAGCGCAAGTTACTGACGTTGATCGGCCTGACGCCGGTGAGGATCATATACCGCATCGCGTTTTTCTGATGCACTGATTTGGCCGCAGCGATGTTAAGCCACAATCCAGCGATAGACTCAATATCGGTAAACAGGCGTGTCGGCGTTGGCTTCTGGACTCGCGATGATATGTAATCACTCGGCAGACTGGCGGCAACGTTGCGCCCGTTACAGTAACGTGGCGCGCCAAACTTCCATAGCCGTCGCAGTTCTGCTGATAGCTCTAACGCCTGATTATTGGATTTGGTTTCTATCCAGAGATCGAAAACTTCAAGCAGGCGGTTATACGTCACATCGCTGAAAACCTCACGTTCACCGAACGCGGCAGCTATTTGTTTCGTCCGTGTGCAGTAGGTTTTAAAGCTATCCTCCCCCAGCTTTTTACGCTGAACCTTAGCGTATAAGTCCTCTTCATACTCTCTGATAGCCTGCTGAACTGACTCAGCCTTCAAGCCATTATCGGCGATGTCCTGAGCTTTTTCCCTGGCGATCTGAATAGCCATTTCTGGCCACTCCCCCAGTTTTTTACCTTTAAGCCCCATCTTCTTTGGGAACTCAGCGTAGAACGTAACCTTTCCTGCTTTGCTAAAATCTATGCGCAGGTAGTTGTCTTTTTCGTACTTCGATCGCCGAGCTTGGCCGAGGTGCGCCAAAATGATTTTGGCGGCAGCAACACAGATTCTCATGTGTGAACTTGCATAGGGTGGCTTGCAGTCTTCCCAACGCGCAGATGCGGCCAAGAACTCATCATTTTTGGGGATATCCTGCATCTGTGTTACAGTGCGCGGCATTGATATTTCCTTGTATCAGAGGCCACCAGCACTAAGCTCACACATGAGGTTAAATCTGGGGGCTAAAAAAGGCATGTGTTGCCATTCTGTGTTGCTGAACATGGTTTTTCAATGTTTCAAACACTGTATAAATATACACATAGTGCGGAATCGTGCGCAATAACTAAAGCCTATAAATGCATGATTTAAATAGATTAAATTCGTAAGTGATTGATATGGCATTATTAATAACAAAGCGGTGTATCAACTGCGACATGTGCGAGCCGGAATGCCCGAACCAGGCGATTTCGATGGGCGATGAGATTTATCAGATCGATACCGATCGCTGCACCGAGTGCATCGGCCATTATGATACGCCGACCTGCCAGCAGGTTTGCCCGATCGACAACACCATCATCACCGATCCGCAGCATCGCGAGACCAACGAACAGCTGTGGGACAAGTTCGTGGTGCTGCACCACGCCGATCGCATTTAA